GAACGAGCACTATTTTTGGCCGGGGGTTAAATGCTTAAGTCACTCACCTTAAAACCCGGAGTCAACCGAGAAAGCACACGGTACTCCGCGGAGGGCACGTACTACGAGACGGAGAAAGTTCGTTTCCGTTTTGGCTTGCCCGAAAAAATAGGTGGGTGGCAGCGGATATCCGCGAGTACGTATCTGGGTGTCGCACGCTCACTAACTAACTGGGCTACACTCGGCGGGCAGAACCTGCTGGCTGTCGGCACTAACCTGAAGTACTACATCGAGCGTGGCGGTCAGTACTTTGACGTTACCCCTATCCGCTTAACCACAGCTGCCGGAGATGTGGAGTTTGCTGCTACTACAGGCTCTGCTGTTATCACGGCTACTGATGTAGATCACGGCGCACAGCAGGGCGACTTTGTTACGTTCTCGGGTGCGGTGAGTCTGGGCGGTAACATTACGGCGACGGTACTAAACCGAGAGTACGTCATTGCTTCCATCATCGACGACGACAACTACACATTTGTAGCTACAGCCACGGCAAACGCATCGGACTCTGGGGACGGCGGGGCAGCCGTCGTTGCGGCTTATCAGATACCAATAGGCAACGAGATTGAAGTCCCGTTCAGCGGGTGGAGTGCAGGGCGCTGGGGCTTTGGTACGTGGGGCTTTGGCGGGGTAACGGTCGCTCCGATGCGGATATGGAGTCAGTCTAACTTCGGTGAGGACTTGTTCTTTACGTACCGTGGCGGCGCTCCGTTTTACTGGGATGCTACCACTGGGGTGAGTGCGAGAGCGGTGTACGTGTCGTCGCTGGGCGGCGCTTCAAACGTGCCGGTGATTGCCAACATTGCGTTTGTGTCGGACATATTCCGGTTTGCGTTTTGTTTCGGAGCCAACGAGCTGGGCACCGCTCCGCTAGACCCCATGTTGATCCGCTGGTCTGATCAAGAGGATGTGGCTAATTGGACTCCGACGGCGCTTAACCAAGCCGGCAGCCTACGTCTGTCCCAAGGCACCGAGATAGTCACTGTGCGCCAAGCCCGTCAAGAAGTGCTGGTGTGGACTGACTCGGCCGTGTACGGCCTGCAGTATCTCGGTGCGCCCGAAGTGTGGGGTGCGCAGCTGCTTGGCTCTAACATAACCGTGGTCAGCCCCAATGCTACCATCTACGCAAACAACGTTGCGTACTGGATGGGCATAGACAAGTTTTACTACTACGACGGTACGGTTAAGACGCTGCCCTGCACGCTGCGTAGCTACGTGTTCAACGACATCAACAAAGAACAGTTCAATCAGGTGGTGTGCGGAACCAACGAGCAGTTTGATGAAGTGTGGTGGTTCTACCCCTCTGCGGGTTCCACGCAGAACAACCGGTACGTGGTGTACAACTACATTGAGAACATCTGGTTCTACGGTAGCCTGAGCCGCTCGGCATGGATAGATTCAGACCTGAGAGACTATCCGACTGCTGCTACTTATAGTAACAACCTCGTCTTCCAAGAGTTTGGCGTTGACTGTAACGAGCTGGGTACACCCAACCCGATCACAGCGTTTATTGTGTCGGGCGAGTTCGATATCGACGAGGGCGACCGGTTCATGATGATTAACCGCATCCTGCCGGACATGACCTTTGTGGGGTCTACCGCGGACGCGCCGTCGGCTACGATGACAATACTGCCTCTGGAGAACTCAGGCTCAGGCTACTACAACCCGCTGTCGGTCGGCGGCAACAGCACCAATACAATAACGCGGATCACTACGGTGCCCATCGAGGAGTTCACCGGTCAGGTGTTCGTGCGTATACGCGGCCGGCAGATAGCAGTAAAGATTGAGTCCACTGGACTTGGAGTGACGTGGAAGCTCGGTAAACCCAGACTGGATATACGCCCCGATGGTAGGAGGGGCTGATGTCTAACACAAACAAGATTAAGAAGGTCCAGCCGCCTGCCCTGCCCGTAGCCCCCCAGCAGAATCCAATACGCGTGTATTTGGATGACCTGAACAACATCCTGCGTCTGTTCTTTAATCAGATAGCTAACACGCTGAACCTGCTTACCGGCGACAACGGCGGCGTGTTTGTGAGTAGCCCGAACGGGGTGTTCTTTGATATTGGGGATCAGCCGATTGCCGCGGTTAACACTGCTCAGCCGGTGCGCTTTAACCAGACGTACCTCAATACCGGCGTGCTTATAAACGGCCCTACCACCTCAGAGATCACGGTGACTAACTCGGGCATCTACAACTTTCAGTTCAGCGGGCAGCTACGAAGCACCTCGGCGTCCAGTAAAACACTGTATGTGTGGCTCAGCAGAAACGGCATTAACATAGGGTATTCGACGCGGGAGTATCTTATTTCTGGCTCTGGCAACTCGCTTGAGATTGCGTGGAACTTTAACATTGACTTGCTGGCTGGGCAGTATATCCAGATAATAATCGCTGGCGACTCTACCAACATGGTGCTTGATTCTGTTGCTGCAACATCCCCGCACCCGGGTATACCCTCGGCAGTTGTATCCGTTACGTTTGTTTCCGCGCTACCTGCTATTTTGCCGGTATTGCCGTAAGGAGTTAGTTAATGTCCGCTACCGTAGACGATCCACGTGGCAGTTCCCTAGAAGCGGTTCAAGGGCGAACTAAGGATAATTTTGGTCGTTTTGACTGGATGGATCAGTTTGCCTATGACCAAGAAGCTCAAGGTAGAGACTCATTTGGTAGCACCTCCGATCTAGGTGAATTCGGGGGTTTTGGCTCGTCTCAGGATATATTGGATTACTTCAGCACCCCGGGGTTAACACCGCTTCAAGGTGTGCAAACAATGATGCAGTACGGTATCCAGCCAGAGGACATTGCCTCTATTCTTGGTCTAACACCAGAAGACGCTCGTGCCCAGTACAACGCCGCGCTTGCTCCGTTTGCTCCGGCGACTGCACCGGTAACAACTACAGTTACTCCACCCGTCGTAAACCCAAGAACTGCGGAACAGGGCGCAGACCCATATGCGTTTTTGCAGGACTATTTTAATACCCCCGGGCTTACTCCAGAAGCTGCGGTACAAAGAATTAAAGAGCTGGGGATACGTCCGGAGCAAGCAGCGGCCGCTTTGGGAGTTAGTCCAGAAGAAGCGCGTAAACAGTACGATGCAGTGATATCCGCGCAGCAAGCGGAGGCAGACAGACTGCGTGAGGAAAGAAGGAAAGCAGAGGAGGCCGCAGGGACAACCAACACCTCGACCGTCACCGACACTGATGAAGTGATAGACCTGATTACCGGTGGGGCTGCCGCGCCAACCACGGCCACTGGGCCAAGTACAATTGCGCCTCCAGTTGCGGCTACACCTACAGGTACGGGTAGTGTATTTGACTTGCTACCTGATGTTGTGAAAGAAGGAGCTACTGTAGTAGGTAAAGTAATAGACAAAGGGCTAAGCGCTTTTGGCGAACTACTTGGGCTGGGCGACCAGCAGCTTATTGTACTTAACCCGGCTAGTCCCAGCGCGACGGTTGTGTACGGAAAACCTACAGGTAACGCCACGCCTACAATCATAGGTAACATGCCAACGAGTGGGGCGCCGATAGGGGTGAACACAGGTATACCACTTATTGACTCGGTAATAGCCAGAGTGTTCTCAAAGCAAGCCCCGGGGCAAAGCGGGCAAGACTGGAGCACCATAGTAAAAGAAACAGTTTTGGATGTTATAGGCGAACAAACTGGTTTTCCACTGGGCGGGGTTGTTGGGGCGGTGCAAGGTGGCCTAAGTGGCGATCTTGACGCAGTAATAAACGCTGCGACTAAAGTTGTATTAGGGTTTAACGAGCAGATAATAAAGGACGATAAAAAGTACCCGGGGGTAGAAACACCTACGCCTACGCCTACGCCTACACCTACACCTACACCTACGCCGACGCCAACGCCAACGCCAACTGCAAGCGAAGTTCTACCAGTAGATGTAGACGGTGGGCCTGATCCCGCACTCCCCGGTCCCGGCGGGACAACGACCGAGAGTGAAACCGATGGCATAATTGATTTAATTGGCGGTGCCGGTCCCGATATGGGGCCTAAACCTAACTACACGTTGCAGGAAATACTGGACTACATAAATTCCAGTGGCTACATGGATGACGACATCATCACCGACGAAGAAGCTCGTGAGATTGCACGTACCGCGGCTACTAACAATGTAAGCCCCGAGAGAATAGCAGCGGCTACCGGCGAAGACCTAGACAAAGTGCTGAGTTATTTCCCCGGCGGCAGTAACTACGTTGACCCTAACGCGCCGACACCTACGGTTTCCACAGAACCTACGGTTACTACAGAACCTACGGTTACTACAGAACCTACGGTTACTACAGAACCTACAGTTACTACAGAACCTACAGTTACTACAGAACCTACGGTTACTACAGAACCTACGGTTACTACAGAACCTACAGTTACTACAGAACCTACGGTTTCTACATAACCT